CCACCACGCACGACACTTGCGGCATCCGGCCGCCGTAGTTGTTGAGATCGACCCCTTGGAAAATCATGTAGTTGAGGCCGCGATACGCCGGGCATGCGTCCAGCACGGTATCGACGTGGTCGTTGACCCAGCCGCGGATCAGCCAGTCCGGCACCTGGGTTTCGTCGCCGGGATAGCCGCGGATCAGGAAGGTCTTCTTCGTCAGCTCGACCGGGTTCGCGGACGTGCCGTCCCAGAACAACTTGCCGTCGAGAAAGATTTTCAGCACCTTCGCCGGACCTTCGCACAATGCGAACGCGGCGCTCTGATGGAACTTGTAGGTCGAACTCCCGCCAAGCCCCTTGCCGATGCCACCTGAGGTTTTCTTTACCTGATCGCACCAGATCATCGTTGTCGGCAATCGTGCGGTGCCATACAGGATCGGAACCGGATTACCGAACGAGGAGTTGCCGGTCTGAATATCGGAAATCAGCGGCTTGCGGTTTCGGCCGAACAGCATCGAACCGATCAGACCGCCGGCCATGGTGCCGATCATGCCACCAATCGCGGTGCCGAGCCCGGGGAGGAATGCGTTGCCGATCGCCATCCCGGCGATGCTGAACGCACCGGTTGTGAGTTGCTGGCCCATTAGTCTTCGAGCCCGGGATAGGCGTAGAGCGCGATCACCTTCAGTACCCGAGGCAGCGGGGCATTGTCATACTGCTCCTCGACCACCCGGCGCTCATCGACACGGGCGTGGATGACGTGCAGCGCCTCATCGCGGGCCGAGAAGATACCGACATGCGCGGGCAACCGCCGATCGGCGAAAACGCCGATCAGACCCGGCCAGGGTGGACTGATAGACCGCCGCTCGAGGTAGCGATCGAACACGCCCAGCATCTCGCGGTCTGGGCTCGGATAGTCGGTGTAGTGCTGCTGATCCTCGTGCGGCACCGCGAACGCTCGGCCAACCACCACAAGCAGGCCGAGGCAGTCGATGCCACGCTCGCTGCGGCCTTTTGGCCTATACGGTATGCCAAGCCACTTACGGGCTTCGGCGACGACGGCGGCGCGCATCATGCTATGCGTCCGGATACGAAATCATCTGGTCAACCCCAGGCATATCCGGCTCGCCGCGAAAATTGACTATATTGTTGTATTTACGCGCGCAAGTATCGCGCCGTTTGTCACAGCCCGGGTAGTAGTAAAACGTGTCACCAGCCTGGATCGGGTAGCCGGCGCCGAGCCACAGTGTCACCGTCGAGGTGTCCGGATCATAAGTTTTCAGCTCGATCGTGCTGCCGGCGTTGTTGCCGGTGATCCAGGTGACCGTGCCGCCGTCGAGGTAGCCGTCGGTGAAATTCTGGATCAGCAGCGCGGTCGGATTAGCCACATCACCCGTCTTGATGATGTTGCCCTGCACGCCGGTATTGGACACGATATCGATGACCAGGCTGGCCGGCGAAGACAATGTGACGTTGAGGCCGGCGGCAATGATCTGGCTGTTGATGTCGCTGAACGCCGTGATGCCGGCGGTGTCGAACAGCCAGATCATTGCGGCCACGTTGACGCCGTCGGAAACCGACATCGCCGTGCCGGCACTGACGTTGTTGCGGATGCTGATCTGGGCCGTGTTGCCCATCAGTCCGGCTGGATAGACCAGCGGCTCGGCGACAAAGGCATGCGCGGTGGTCGCGCTGGCGACCGTGCCAGTCCTGCGGTAGGTGGCACTCAAGATGTCGACCTGGCACTTGGTATCACCAAGATCGGCGCGGCAGAACGGCGTGTAGACATTGCCGAACTCCTGCACCAATGCCTGCACCAGCCCCCGCAGTTCGGCATGGAACGCACCGTTCGGCATGCGGGTGATTTCGCCGATCCAGCCGCGACGCAATCGGCAGATCCCCTGGGTGAGATCGACCCAGTTGACGACGAACAGGTAGACGCTGGAGAAATTGAACAGCCCGTTGTTGATGTCGCGGGCTGTAATCCCGTCATCTGCCAGAAACCCGAGGACCTCGAGATTGTCGACCTGGCCGGCTGAAGTGGTGACGACGGCGGTGGTATCAAATCCAACGGTGGACTGATAGGTCACACCGCCGATGACAAGGTCGGCGTCATGCGCCGTGAACGCAAAGACGGTCCCGTCAACGCGCACCATCTGCCAGCACGCCGCCAAGGTCGTGACCGCGCCAGCCAGGTGCGTCCGCAGCGGGCTCGAGACGGACTTCATCCGAGCTTCAGGCCGACCACTGGGATGCTGTCCCAGACCAGGATCTGATTGCCGTTGAGCGTCGCGTTGAGTTCGTCACTGTCGAACCGCACCGGCACGTCAAACTCAAAGCTGCCGGTGATGGTGTGTCCGGTCGTCGCCGCCACCGTGGCGCCGAGGGTGACGATGCCCGTGGTGGTATCGATCTGATACTGTGAGCCGCCAGTGCCGGCGGTCATCAGCACGCCGGTATGATAGAGCGCGAGCGTGCCGGCCACGGGCTTGCGGATGGTGCGCACAAAACTGGAACCGGCATCGCCATAGGTCTTGGTCAACTGAAACGTGGCGAGCGCGCCCGTCGTCGTGAACAAGGTCTGCATGGTATCGAGGTCGCCCGGCGTGACACGCCAGTATGGACATCTGTAGTCCGCCCAGTCCTTAAAGCGGAACCCGATTGCCCGGCCAAGCCGGGCATAGAAGAACTTCTGATACGCATTGAAGTCAGCGGCATCCCGCAGGCCGGTGCTGATGTCATAACGCGGGCGTTCGCGCGACCAGTTGACGTTGCGTTGCTCGGCGCCCGAGGACAGCATGGTCACGGATGTCGAGAAGGCCGGTCCGCCCTTGGCACCGGCCGAAATCAGCGGCGGGAACTGCACCTCAACGAAGCTAGGGATCGTCATTTGTTCCTGGCCGATGCGCGGGCAAGAGTGGAGCTGACATGGCTGGCGACCTGGGTGCCGGCGCGGCGGAAGCTGTCGGCGTTGGTCGTGTGCGGGAAGTTGAAGGTGAAGCTATGTCCACCACCACCGCCGCCGTTGTTGTTGTTCGCTGCGGCCGCGACCTGTCGCTGCTGCTGCCCGGTCAGCACCCGCTCGCCGCGCTCGAGGATGGCTGTGAACTCATTGGCGCCGAGGCCGGCGTGGAACCGTGGCGCATCGAAGAACAGCGAGGCCGGCACCATGCGGACAGCCCCATCGACGCCGACCACGCCGCCAGTGTGGAAAGCGCCGGCGGCGCCGAAGGCACTGTCCGCTGCGCTGGCCGCGCCTGACGACCACCCCGCGCCCATGGCGTCCGACGAGGTGTTGGCGATCTGCGACAACTGGTTGTCGGACATCGCCGCCATCTCGGACGACAGCGCGTCACCGCCCGGGGTAGGATCTCCGACCGTGCCAGTGTAGCTGCCGAATGCGTCCCGCCCGCCGGACGTGCCGCCGAACAGGTACTTGCCGAGGAGGCTGGAGCCTTTTTCGAACAGGTTGCCCAGCAGGCCGCCGCCCGACCCACCACCGCCGCTGCCGCCACCCGACCCGCCGCCGCCCTGGCCACCGCCCTGGCCTTGTTTGCCGCCAAGAAGACCGCCCAGCAGGCCGCCGACGTCGCCCAACTCCGGCCGATGATTGCCGCCGAACAGCGCGTTCATCAGCGGGTTGATCACGGCGAGCTTCAACAGTTCCTTTTCGATATCGGCAAGCACGGAGATCATGGTTTGCTTAAACCGATCGGCAGCCGTCTCCCCTTGGCGCAGCGGCTCAGTCATCGCTTTCTCGAAGGTATCGAATACCCGCTCGCCGGTCTGCTCAAGCTCAGCATAGGCTGCCCGCGTCTGCTCCACCTGGGTGCGCAAGCCGGCGTTCTGGCCGGACAGGTTGATGGCTTTCTGTTGCTCCTCGCTCGCCACGTCATTGGAGCCAAGGCCGAGTTGCTGACGCTGTTGCAGCATCGCCGTTTGCTGGTCGCGCTCGGCATTGGTCGCGCCGACCAGGCCGAGCTGCAATCGCATCTGCTCGGTCTCCTGCTTCATCCGGGCAATGCTCTGGGCTGCCTGGGTATCGCGCGCTGCGCCGGTGTTCCTGTCATATTCCGCGGTCAGCCGTTTCATGGCCGCAGTGTATTCGTCCGTGCCCCGGACGCCGTATTTCAGCGCCTCGATACGCGCCTTCTCGACGTTCGCCAGATGCTCGGCAGCCTGCCCGCCGGCCTCATACATCGGGATCAAGCGTTGCTGCGCGGCGACCTGCAGGTCCATCGCATCGGTCGTGTCCTTAAGCTCGGCCGTCAGCTTGGCCTGCAACGCGGCGCGTTCGCGGGCATTGTCGGCGGCGTTGTCATACGGCGATTCGCGATCACGCTGCTGCTGCTTCAGCCGCAGTTCCTCGAACTGCCGGGCAGCGCCGGGTTCGGCCGACAACGGCTGCAAGCCCTCGGTCGCCTCGCGCGCTGCGCGCTGGGCGGGGGTCAGGATATCGGTGCGCTGGGCTTGCAGCAGCCGCAGCGTCTCCTGGTCGCGGGTGACCGCTTGCTCGGCCAGCTTGGCCGCCTCGGCGTTGTGGTCGGCGCGGGCCTTCTCGAGTGCCTTGACGTCTTCGATCAGGCCGTCCGTTGTGCGTTTGATCGCCTGGCGGTTTTCCTCAAGCTGGCGGGAGATCGCCGGACTTTTCTCGTATTCTTCGCGCGCCCGCTGGCTGGCCTCGTTCGGGACATCGACGATGGATCCGGGCGCAGGCTCCAGCGAGGACCCGGCTGCGGTGCCGCCGGTCGGTGCCGGTGGCGGCGTGGTCGTGCCGGTGAAGTGCTTGCCATGGCTTTCCTGCATGGCGATCTGCTCGAGCCGGCGCAGCACCGCCGCTTCCGTCGCGGCATCGCCGATACCCTTGAAGATGCGGTGGTACATCATTTCAATATCGGCCTTGGCCGACGCCGGCAACCGGTTCGGATCCTGCGCCTCCACGTCGGCGAGATATTTGGTTGCCTTGGCCGACCCGATATTCCCTGCGCCTTCATTGTAGGCGCGTGTCGCCTTGTCGATATCGCCGCGAAACGTACCAAGCTGCTTTTTGAAATAGCTCTCGCCGGCCTCAATGTTCTTCCAGTAATCAAACCGCTGGTCATTCTCCGGCCCGGGCGTTTGGCCCTGCGGAGCCACCTTCAGCCCGACGTCGATCGCAGCCGGCTGCTCCAACTGGAACATGCCGACCCCGGCGCCGGTTTCGCTGAGAGTGACAGGACCACCTGTA